TAAATTCCATATAGCCTCCGTTGGTTGGTCATCATCAGCGCACGCATCACGTGCGGACCGGATCGCTCCGGTTTCGACCTGCTTACTCGTAAATGATACCCTCATCTAATGCGATCTTGTATGCGTCGTCGTGACCAAGGGTTTCGACTAGCTCATAATCATCATCAATAAACTCGTACACCTCAAAACTAAACTGCTTGGTCTTGGGGTTGTATTCCAGTACGTCTTTATCATCAATCTGCCATGTCATATTGTCACCACACTGCTCAGGTAACAATCTTGCAGGTACTACTTTCTTTTGATTGATTAGTTTAAGGACTGTGAATTTTGCCATGGTGTAATCTCCTGTTGTTTGGTTAGTACTGCCTCGAGCGCACTGGTAAACAATGCGCTCTGAGCACTACTATCTGCCCACTGTTGCGACAGCTAACGCCGTGGGGTATTTCTTCGCTAGCATCTATGCACTAGGTCTGCCACATGATTATACAGGTTGGTACTTAGTCGCCTGTTGAGTAGATTAGCTACTGCACTTCCGATGGTTTATTATACAGACCTTTTGAATCGAATGTAAACAACTAAATAAAATACCTGACTAAATTGTGGGGGATTACTGAACTGCAGATTGACCAACATCTCGCCCACCCCAGCGCCCAGCCCTCGCGCCCGCAAAGCCTTTGTGGAGGCACCCCAACTCGCTGGTTAAACGATCGACACCGAGGTAATACCCTAGCCCCACAAAGTGCGATCGTGGCGTGGCGCCCCCTTAAAATGCGTTTAATCCGTCAATTAGGGAAAACCCTAATCTTGTTGTGCACCGCAACAAGTTAGTTAGCGCTTACTAACTTAATGGCTCGCCTAAATGCGAATGAGAATCATTATCATTTCGGCTCGGACTACTCTAAATGCGAATGAGAATCATTATCATTTAGGCTCGGGCTACTATGTTAGTGAGCGCTCACTGACTTAGTGGCACGCTAGCACTCAGGCACATCGAGTGCCAGTAATGGGGACAGAGTGGGCGCTCGGCTCGGGCTACCATGTTAGTACTCACTAACATACGAGCTCGGCTCGGTCTACCATGTTAGTAAGTACTCACTAACATCTAAGTTAGTTAGCGCTCACTGGGGCGCTAGCACTATGTAAGTGAGCGCTCACTGCGGCGCTAGCATGATGTTAGTAAGCGCTTACTAACATCGAGGGGGCTTTTCTATGATGCGATGCACCAATTTGGGTCCCGTGGCGGGGCGGCGGCCCGGGGGCCCCACAGACCGCAAGCTCGTTCCATTCCCCACAAAACTCAACTTCTTAAAATTTTTTTTGTAAAATTTGTATAGTAAATTTCACAATGTGAAATGAAATGCTCTAAGTCCTTGATGTTCGACGGGGATGCGGGGGTAGCGGGGGTTACTTTACTCTTTTTTATATTTTTTAAAAATAAAAATAAAGATAGAGAGTAACCTGGAATATACCCCCGCAAGTGCCGCAACCCCCGCGCTACTGCGAGCAAAATTGATAGTTAAAAACTATTGGGGCTATAACAATCAAATGTTTGCATTAGTAGATGTATGAACAAATATGTTTATCAGATCCAGGGTGTATTAGAAGATTCCGATGGAAAACTTAAAGGTTTTCGTGTCATGGTCTGCACCCTAGACAACTTTGACTCTGCCGACGCGCCAATTGAAATATTGGACAAAGAGACGGTTAGGTATATTGAGTTTCGTTTAAAGGCCTGCGAGTACCTGGATATTAACCGGCTGCCCGTAGAAATCCAAAACAAAATTAGGGCGCCGTTAGGGCGTTGGTTGGACCAGCGGGTCCTAGATAATTTTTATGGCAATACTAGCAAATCAAAAGGTCTTAACTTTAGACTACTGGAAACCAGCAAACAAAATCCAGCCGGGTGACTACCTGTTTGACCAGAATGGTAAACCGGTAAAGGTAAAGTTAGTACAGGAATACTTCTCAGATAGTTGTTACGAAGTCATGTTAAATGACTATCTGACAATCTCTGGTGACAAGCGCCTAGAATTTTTAGTGGAAAACTTTAAATACCGGGACAGGGTTATAGAGTACAAGGGTTACCATCCGTTTAGGCGGCCACTAAAGCCGATGAATGTGGAGACGTTGCTAGATGGTAACCTAAAAGACAGGACAAATTGTAAGATCTATTCAATCCCTACCACAAAACCCATTGAGCTACCCCACCAAACCCTACCCGTGCCACCGTTTGTCTTTGGTTTTTGGTTTGTAAACCGCAAACCTAGCAAATTTTTTACGACAACCCCGTCGACACAGGAAGAAGTAGAGCAACAGCTTAAAGATTTTGGGTACAAAATCAAGATCCGCAAGACAATACACAACGGCTGGCGGCAGTTTACCATATCTCCGACCATAGAGTCACAGTTGGCCCCTGGTATCCCAACCAAAATACCGGCAAACTACCTGCTGGCGGACAAAGAACAACGAATTGAGCTGCTGCGCGGCATAATATTTGCAAAACCGCGCCAATACCTACCCAGTAAAGACCGGTTTAGGTTCTCTACCACACATTACGGCACGGCGCTGTCCATTCAGGGCCTTGTTGAATCGCTGGGTGGCAAGACTAGCCTTACATTTACAGAAAAAAATAGTACCTACACGTTAATTTTTAGAACCCGGTTAAAACTGGTACCTAATCAGGTATCTAAACCGATAAAAATACACCAGGCGCGCAGGTATATCGAAAAAATTACAAAGATCCAGCCACAAACCTGTGTTCACATTGAAACAGAAGGGCCGGATAACAGCTATCTCGTAGGAGAGGGTTTTATTTCATGTCGTTAACACCAAAACAAGAACTTGAATTAAAGAAGTTCGCACAAGCACGCACGCACTGGCCCAAAGACCAGCTTGCGGCCGCCGTTTGGCAGGTCAAGTGGCACCTGCAGGCGTTACCACACCAACGGGAGCCAGATGATGGTGAGTACGACACGTTTCTTATGCTTGCCGGTCGTGGATCGGGTAAGACGCACACTGCTAGCCACTGGATTGGCATTCGGGCTTGGACTTATGACAACACCCGTTGGCTCGTCACCGCTCCAACATCAAACGATATACGTGCAACTTGTTTTGAGGGAGACTCCGGACTTATTAACATTATTCCCCCTGCACTCATTCGAGACTACAACAAATCTTTGTTTGAAATCACCCTTACAAATGGATCTCTTATACAGGGCATCCCCGCCTCTGAGCCCGAGCGTTACCGAGGTAAGCAATACCATGGGGCCTGGTTTGACGAGCTGTGTGCATTTGACTACATTGACGACGCCTACGACGGCGTACAGTTTACCCTCCGTCTTAAGGACCCACGCATCCCTCGGGTCCAGCAGATTATTACCACTACACCAAAACCAAAAGAATTAATTGTAGACTTAAACGAAGGCAAAGTAGGCGGGGACGTATATGTGTCCAACGCCTCGTCTTATGACAACAGAGCCAACCTCTCAGAAACATTCTTCAAACAGCTTGAGACTTACGATGGCACTGACATTGGCCGCCAAGAGATCTATGGCGAAATCCTTGACCCGGAGCAGTCCGGCATTATCAAGCGCAAACAGTTTAAGCTCTGGCCAGCCAACAAGCCGACTCCAACACTGGAGTATGTCATTGCTTCGTATGATCCGGCGACTTCTGAGAAGACAATGAACGACCCAACCGCCTGCACCATTTGGGGCGTGTTTGAACAGCAAGACGCCGGCACGGCAATTATACTACTAGACGCTTGGGATGAGCATCTGTCATACCCTGAGCTACGCAGGAAAGTAATCAACGACTTTAAAGAGGTTGTCTACGGAGCAGATAACGATTTTGGCAAAGGCCGAAAGGCGGACTTGATATTGATGGAAGATAAGTCCGCCGGTATCTCGCTGATCCAAGAACTCCAAGGCGCCGGGGTACCGGTACGCGGATACAACCCCGGACGTGCCGATAAGGTGCAACGATTAAACATTGTCTCTCCACTGGTAGCTAAAGGAAAAGTTTGGATACCAGAGGAACCCCAACGAAAAGGAGAATATGCAGACTGGGCAAAACGTTTTCTTCGTCAGGTGTGTTCATTTCCAGAGGCTGGCGGACACGATGACTACGTCGACTCCCTCTCGCAAGCGTTGCGCGTTTTACGTGATTCTGGATGGATCCAACTCGACCCGTTACCAGCTCGAGACTATAGTTACGTGGACGACGACCTCAGCAAGCGATTTGTGAACCCGTACGCCCAGTAGGGCGGATCTCCTAGTATTTGTGCATTAGTATAAATAGGAATAACTACCCACCAATATGAACTTTCTAAAGACCCCACAACAAAAACTAATGGAAGAGGCTGGCATGACGCCCGCCTCTCCGGGTATGTTAAAGACTCCCCAGCAGGCAATGTTAGAAGAGTCCGGCATACAGCCCAAGTTTTTTTCTAACGGTGGCGCCACCGGGATGAGCGTGCAAGATATGTTGGCAGCATTAATTGCCGCCGGCCAACAACCGCAAAAGTTTGCAAAAGGTGGACTATCAACTCCCGCAAACATTGGAACTCAGGTGGCAATAAACTCAGCTATGTTATCACCAGAAATTTTAGAATTACAAAAAAATGCTTCAAACAAAAAATATGGCCCCGCCATGGAAAATTTGGCAACGTTGGGTTTAGCAGTTGCACCATTAAATCCTCTTACCGTGTTATTGTCTTTAATGGGGCCTAACCAAATGGGCGACGCAACATTGGATACATACAAAAAACAAAAAGCCGAAGAAACAGCAAAACAACAAAAAATGGTTAGAGAACAGGCAAGAGCCGGATCTCCAATATTTAAACACAATCAACCTTCGGAAATGATTAACGTGCAAGAGCAACCAAGTTTTCCCAGCCTATCAAAATTCTACAATAGATAAACTATGGCAAACCCAACACTACCCATTCAATCTGGTGCAAATTTGCCGGGCCTTGAAACCGAGCAAAACATACAAGAGGCCATGGCACAAGACGCCGAGATGGACTATTATGAAGAAACACTTGGGCTAGAACCCGGCGACGTTGAAGAAGAAGTCATTGAGTTAGAAGACGGCTCTGTTGTTGTCAACTATAAAGAAAAACAAAGCCCAAGAAAAAATCCACAGTTCTACGAGAACTTGGCTGAGGTGTTTGATGAGAGTACATTACAATCTCTGGCAACGGAGTATTTAGATTTAATTGACGCTGACAAAGAGTCGCGTTCACAACGAGACAAACAGTATGAAGAAGGATTGCGTAGAACTGGGCTTGGAAAAGATGCACCTGGAGGGGCGACGTTTGACGGTGCTTCCAAAGTGGTTCACCCGGTTATGGCAGAGGCCTGCGTTGACTTCGCTGCGTCAACGGCTAAAGAATTACTTCCACCCGATGGCTTAGTTAAGTCTAACATCAAGGGCGAAGCAGATCGAGTAAAAGAAGAGACAGCAGATCGTAAGGTTAACTTCCTTAACTGGCAGCTAACCGAGCAGGTGCCTGAGTACCGCGATGAAATGGAGCAACTGCTTACTCAGTTGCCGTTAGGTGGATCACAGTTCCTTAAGTGGCGCTGGGACGAAGAACAAAAACGTCCGATCTGTGAGTGGGTCGCGATTGATAACATATTGTTGCCATACTCGTCAACCAACTTCTACACATCGCAACGCGTCACTGAAGTACAAGACATTACTGAAGACACGTTCTTACAGCGTATTGACGCAGGTATCTACGTTGACATTGACAGCGTGTACTCTTCAGATGCACCGTTAAATGATCAGACAAGATCTGAAAAAGCAAACGATAAAATTGAGGGCAAAGACATGCCCTCGAAGAATATTGATGGATTGCGTCGTGTTTACGAGATTACGTGCTTCATGCGTTTGGATGAAGACGATCAAACTGAAGGACAACGCGCTCCTTACATTTTAATGATTGATGAGACAACAAGCACAGTCTTGGGTCTGTATCGTAACTGGGAAGCAAATGATGAAAAGTTTGAAAAACTGGACTGGTATGTCGAGTTTAAATTTATCCCTTGGCGTGGCGCTTATGCTATTGGCCTTCCCCATCTTATTGGTGGTCTTAGCGCTGCTCTCACTGGTGCTCTACGTGCTCTCCTTGACGCGGCGCATATTAATAATTCCCAAACGCTACTTAAACTCAAAGGTGGACGAATTGGTGGGCAAAGCGATCGCATCGAGCCTACGCAAGTAGTTGAGATTGAGGGAGCACCTGGTGTTGACGACGTTCGCAAGATTGCGATGCCAATGCCGTTTAATCAACCATCCAGCGTATTGTTTAATTTACTTGGCTGGTTAACTGACGCAGCCAAAGGCGTAGTAACCACCGCAGAAGAAAAGATTGGCGAGGCAAACAACAACATGCCGGTTGGTACGGCCCAAGCTCTTATTGAGCAAGGCGCTAAAGTATTTTCCAGCATTCACGCACGTTTACACCGCAGCCAAGCTAAGTCACTGGCGATTATTTCTCGCATTAACCACTGGTATTTGGAGCAGATGGACAACCAGTCCGGCGAGGCAATTGAAGTTCGTGACTTTGCGTACAACAACGACGTACGCCCGGTATCTGACCCTAACATTTTCTCTGAGACACAGCGACTAGCTCAGAACCAGGCCATCCTTCAAATGGCGGCCTCAGCACCACCTGGAATGTTTGACGTTCGTGCGGCTTACCGCAGAGTGCTACTCCAGCTTAAAATCCCTAACATTGACGAGATATTACCAAACCCATTGGGGGCAAAAGAATCCAATCCCGCGCTAGAAAACGTCGCCATGACCATGGGACGACCAGCGGCGGCGTATCCAGACCAGGACCACATCAGTCACATTAAGATTCACCTTGAGTACGCGGCAAACCCAGCCTATGGCGCTAACCCAGTGATTGGACCAACGTTTGCGCCTAACGCACTTGAGCACATCAAGCAACACTTAACGCTGCACTACTTGCAATCCATGCGCGCGTACGTGGCCCAGGCATCTGGCGGCAGAGATGCGTTAGAGTTACACCAAGAGAAGCCACTAGACTTAGAATCTCAACAGGCGTTGGCTTTGGCCTCGCAAATGGTTGGGCAAGATTCAAAAATGACAATGCAACCATTTGTAGAACAAATCCAACAACTGGCGCAAAAAGTACAGCAAGCTAAAGAGGCACAGCTTCAACAGGCAGCCTCTGCCGATCCAACGGCTCAGGTTATTCTTAAGACCCAAATGGCTGAAACTCAGCGTAAACAGCAAGAGTCACAGCTTAAGATGCAGATGGAACAGGCCAAGTCGCAACAAGACTACGAGCTTAAACTTGCCGAGTTACAGCGCAAAGTCATGGAATTACAAAGCAAGTACGAAGTACAAACTGAGCTGGATAACCAGAAAAACTCTACAAACGTGGCAATTAACAGCATGAATAACTCCTCGCGCGAGCGCGTGGCGGCAATGCAGGCACAGTTGCAAATAACAAACCAAGAAATGGCGCTCGCCCAAGAGCAAGCAAGACTTGGCATACAAGCAGTAAACGAAGCAGAAAAAGATATCCGTCAGCATGGTATCGAGATTGAAAAACAGCAATTTATATCAGACGCCGAGATAGCCAAACAGGCCGTCCAGGCAGCACTACAATCAAAACCCACCACAGGAGCATAACATGGCCGAAAATTTAAAAGGCTTTCGTCAAACGTACCAGGAAACCGGCCAAATATGTAGCGGCGGCGGCCCTGGCGAGAAAACCATCGACAAAGGCGCATCTGGCAGCCACCGGGGTAATAACTGGAAAAAAGGCGCAGCCCAAAACAAAATGGCTAAAGACTGCAAAGTCGGGCCAGATAAAAACCTTAAAGACATCAAAGGCGGCAATTTTTATTAATTTTAGGGCGGATTCCTTCATATACTTGCATTAGTAAAATTATGAAGGACTTTTTATCTGAAATTATCGGTCGTGTAAAGGCTGAGCAAAAATCACTAGCGGAATCCGTTACCGCGGGAACTAACGTAAATTCGTTTGAGGACTACCAGAGATTGGTTGGCCGACACGAGGGTTTTAAGATTACGTTGGATATTATTAACGAGATTTTAACGGAAGACGACGAAGACGAATCGTAAGATTCAAGAAAGGACTGCCGCATGGCATTTGATATATCACAAAAAGAAGACCCGGATCTTCGCTCAGAGCAAGAGTGTTTTCCTGAGATAGACCCTGGTGTTGAAGTGGCTGGAGACCGTGTATTAGTGCAGTTAAGACGGGAAAAAGCTAAAAGTAAGGGTGGAATCATTTTAGTTGATGAGACCCGACAGACGTTACGTTTCAATGAGACCGTTGCAAAAGTAGTCCAAGTTGGACCTTTGGCATATAAGTCGCCAGATACGCTTGAGCCTTGGATTGAAGGCCCCTGGTGTAAAGTTGGCGATCTAGTTCGTACGATTAAGTACGGAGGTGATCGGTTCGTTGTTAACCCGGATGATGAAGGCTCCCCCGTGGTGTTTATTACCATCCAGGCACGTGAAATCATTTCTCGCATCAAGTCGTTTGAACATGCGCAGAAAATGAAAGCGTTTGTAGACTAATTTTGAAAGAAAATTATGGCAGATAATGAAAAAGACGTTCCTATCAAGGAACAAAGTGATGGCTCCGTTTTAGCCAAACTGGATGAGCATGTTGATTACTTTCCAGACGAAGAAAAACAAAAAGATGATGCTGTCGAAGACAGTGATCAGGATGACGATGAGCCCGTAGAAGCTGCTGATGGTGGCGAGGTGGATTCTGATCCTGAAGAAACAAACGAAGACCGCGAAAAAATTCGCGAGGCACGTAGAGAAGAGCGCAGGTTAAAGAAAGAATTAAATAAACAGCGCGACGCAACGGCCCGTAATAAAATTAGTGCGCTTGAGCGACGTAACGCTGAACTGGCAGAACGTTTAGTTAAAGTAGAAAATGCTTCGGCGTCGTACCAGTTTGTGCAGATTGATAAGGCAATTGAAGACGAGGCAACTCGTGTAGAATACGCCAAAATGAAAATGCTGCAAGCGGCGCAAGAAAATGATGCGCCTGGACAAATGGAGTACTTAGAGCAATTGACCGACGCCAAACAGCGTCTGCAACAAGCTCAGTACTACAAAAAACAACAGCTCGAGCAAGCAAGAGCCCCAAAGCAAAATGTACCAAACGAGATTAGCACTGAAGTGCAAAGAAACGCAACTCAGTGGCTTAAGAAAAACTCCTGGTATGACCCGCAAGCTCGGGATACAGATAGTAGAATCGCCAAGGTAATTGATCAAGAACTCGCCCAAGACGGATGGGATCCAAGTGATTCTGAGTATTGGGAGGAGTTGGATAATCGTTTATCGTCACGTCTGCCACACCGTTACACAAGTAAAGGTGGACAGCAAACTCGTAGAGCGGGCCCAACGGCCTCTAGCCGAGTGGCAAACACAACCAGCGCAAGACCTGGAACAATCACGTTAAGTCCTCAGCGTGTCCAGGCTATTAAAGACGCTGGTGCGTGGGACGATGTTGAAAAACGAAACAAAATGATCCGCGCATACGCATCGTATGATCGCGCTAACAAAGGATAATTATCATGGCAAACACAAGAATAAAACGCGACTTAGAAGATCGTTTATTAGATCGAGTCGAGGAAACAAAAGAACGGATGGCAGCAGAAGATCCGGACTTAAAATCAAAGCGCGAACGTGCAGAGGCGTTCAGAGACAAATGGCAAAATAGCGCGTTGCCAGATATTCCAGGAGGAACAATCCCTGGATTCCATTTGTGCTGGTTATCCACTACAAATAATTATGACAGTATCGACAAACGTATGGCGTTGGGTTATGAGCCAGTGAAAGCCGGAGAATTAGGAAAAGGCTTTGAAGCACTAGGTAAAATGAGCTCGGGCAAGTTTGAAGGCTGTGTTAGTTGTAACGAGATGGTTCTCTTTAAGTTACCAGAAGAAATCTATCAAGAAGTGATGCGCATGCTGCACCTCGAGGATCCCCTTGAGCACCAGCGAAATATTACCGCAAACGTTCGTAGCACTGCTAAGGACGGCAAAGGTGGCAGATCAATTCTTGAAGGTGGCATTTTGGAAATGGAAAAAGAGGCCGCAAAAGCAAATAGTAATATTCGCTTCCAATAACATTCTTCAAAATATAACAAAGGAAAAATAATAAATGTCCACAACATTTAAACCCTTTGGTCTGAAGCCTGTATATCACCCAAGTGGTCTTGATCGTGCAGTTCCATTCGTTGGAACCAACACTTTTGTCACTGGGTCTACATACACGGCTCCCTACTCTTTGAACTCTGGTGAGTCATTTTTCCAGTATCAACCAGTTGGGATCACAGGTTCAGGTCAATTAGCAGTTGCAGCTACCCTTGCAGCAACAAGCCCGGTATACGGCGTATTTAACGGCGTAGAGTTTACTGACTCACAAGGTCGTCGCTCTGTAGCTAAATTTGCCTCTAAAGCCACATTAGACGCTTCAACTGAAATCTTATTCTGGATCTTTGCTGATCCGTCTTTAGTATATGAAGTTCAGTCTGCAGGCTCTGTAACCACAGCAGCTATCGGATCGCAGTACAACTTCTCAGCAACCGTCGGAAACACCCCAACAGGTGGCACTTCCATCGGTAATGGGGGCGCAGGCTTCTCCACAACCGCTCTTGCTGCAACCGCAGTAACTGCCGGTCAACAAGGACAAGTTCGCGTAGTAGGTTTAGGCCGTGAAGTAGCATATCCAACAGGCGAGTTAAACGCTTGGGGCGATGCGAAAACGATTGTTCAAGTCCAGATCGCCAACAACACGTTTGTTGCACCCAAGGTCTCGGTTTCCTAATTAACGAAAGAAAGGTAATAAGCAATGGCAACTCCAATGCGTAGTACAGACTTTCGTGCGGTAGTCGAGCCGATTATCAACGAAGTCTTTGATGGTGTATATGAGCAGCGTGCTGACGAATGGAAAGGTTTTGTAGAACAAATCCAGGGCATCCCACGTAATTATCACGAAGAAGTAATGTTGTTCGGTATGAATGCCGCACCTGCGATGCCTGACGGAACTCCTGTCAGCTATGACCAAGGTGGTACTTTGTACATCACACGTTTCATCTATCAAATCTATGGCTTGGCATATGCCTTGACCAAAGTGTTGATGGAAGACGGTGATCACATCCGTATCGGCAGCACTTTCGCCAAGCATTTGGCTCAGTCTATGATTGAGACCAAAGAGACATTGTGCGCTAACTTATTAAACTTTGCATTCACAGCCGGCTATGTTGGCGGTGACGGTGTAACTTTAATAAACACAGCTCACCCTGTTGCTAACGGCTTAACTTACAGCAATCAGCTATCGACTGCCGCTAACTTGTCGCAGACTTCTGTTGAGCAGATCCTCATCCAGATCCGTTCTGCAATCGACAACAACGGTAAGCGTATTCGTCTGAAAGCTGAGCAGTTAGTTGTTCCTCCAGCACTTGAGTTCCAGGCAGAGGTAATCCTCAAGTCTGTTCTCCGTTCTGGTACAGCTGACAACGATCTCAACCCAATCAAGTCTACTGGTATGCTTCCAAAGGGTACACACGTTGTAACCCGTTTGAGCTCCAGCAAAGCATGGTGGGTACAGACCGATGCTGAGAATGGTCTCATGCTCGTAATGCGTCGTCCAATGGAGAAATCCATGGAAGGCGACTTCGAGACTGATTCTATGCGCTACAAAGCCACCGAGCGTTATGCGACCGGCTGGCATGATGCCCGCAACCTCTACGGTACCGCTGGCGTTTAACTAGCACCTCCGTAGTCCTAAAAGCCACCCCACAAGGGTGGCTTTTTTACTATTTGGGGCGCAATTGATATAATATTTGCATTAGTAGTTATAGGAAGATTAATCCCATTCTGACCACCGAACTTCCCGGATGGACGACTTAGAGACAGCTAGGGATACCCACTAAGATAAGGAAACACAATGTCAAGCACATTTACAATACCCCTGCGTTTAAATACGCGTCAAACTACCAGCAACGACGGCACAATTTCTGCCGACAACACTGGCGCCACAATGATTTCACAACAGGTAGCTATTGTTGCTGCAGCAGCCGCAACCGAAGTAATTCCCGCAGGTTCTATTATTCATTCAATTGACGGCTACTTAAACGTAGTTGGTGCAGCCTCGCGCGCGGTCAGCTTAACCGTTAACGGTGTAACAACCTCCGTCGGTACACTGACAACTACCGCCCTAGGTAAAGTTGCTGTAGCCTTTACTGCATCTGCTGCCGTGGCTAACTTGTTGGCTAACGTTGGTGCATATGACTGCACAGTAACTTTAGCCGCTGAGGCTGCTTCTGCTGGCACATTGTCTATTCAGTACACAGGTCGCAATGCTAACGGCACAATCACCCCTTATGGTTCTGGTTATACAAATAACTAATTAAGGCGGCGGGGAAACCCGCCTCTTTCACCGCCAAGGAGAAATCATGCGTCAAGTAGTCGCGACAATACCAACTGCCGGAACAACAACCGACCCAGTTATTCTTGATCAATATCAAGCACCATTCCAAGTTACTTATGTTAATTCGGGGTCTGGCACTGTTCAAGTTTCTGCAACAAACCCATTCCCTGTAGTTAATGGTGATTTTACAACCGCAAGTTTTACTTGGGTTACTGCCCCAACAAGCGCCCCAAATACAACTAGTTTTTTAGCACAGCCTTATCGTGCAATTCGTATTAGTGGTGGAACAGCAGGCGATACACTAACAGTTATCCAGTCTGGCGTTACGGGCTAGTAATGCCTGTCTACCTTGATACCCGAGGTAACTCAGTCCTGTCTGTGGCGGTCTGTGATCGCTGCAGCAGGAAATTTGCGTACACAGATTTAATGCCTGACCCCAACTTTCCGGGTATGCGCGTGTGTGCGGCAGATAAAGAC